AATGTTTACGAAGACTGCCAGTGCAACAACGCATGTTAATATAACAAACAAGGACACAGGTAATGGTCCGGTCATTGCTGCAGCGGGTGAAACTAATTTGGATTTAAATATTAATTCGGCGGGTACCGGATCCGTGGTAACGAATGCTGATTTAACCGTAGGCTCTAAATTTATAATGCCTACGATTACCGCTAACAAAATTTTAATTGCTGATGGTACCAGCTACGAAGAAGAAACCATGTCGGGAGATGCAACAATAGCAACCGGCGGAGCTTTAACATTAGCAACCGTTAATAGCGATGTAGGATCTTATGCATTGGCAACGGTCACAGTAAATGCTAAAGGTTTAGTAACAGCAGTTGCGGCTGGAACCGCAGGAGCAACACAAGGATTTGCAATAGCTATGGCTGTTGCATTATAAGGAGGAAACATGGCCCAGGACTTTAGAAACGATTTACAACGAGTGGTAGGAGGCACGCCTCAAGTACTTTTAGATGCAGGTGACTACGATGCAGTTATTGGTATTAGGTGTTGTAATATACTTACAACAAGTATCACTATTGATGTGTACATTGTTAAAGGTGCGGCAAATTATTATTTAGCGAAGGACGCTAGCATTCCACCAGGGGGATCAATTGAATTGATTCAAGGTGGTGCTAAAATTGTTATGGAAGATGGAGACGACTTATATGCTGTTTCCAGTGATGCGTCTTCTCTTGATATAGTTACGTCATACATCGACACAATTAGTTCATAAGGAGGAACATGAGCGTAGGAACTACAAACGGAATTTTATATGTCGGCAGTGGAGCTGCTAATGATTTTATATTAAATCAAGCGGCTACTATCGCCGCAACTCAAACAATTGAAAGTGGTGTGTTAGCGGGACCCGTAACGGTACCGGAAACCATTACAGTAACAGGAACCTTGGTAATAGTTTAATGAGCAAAATAGAAGTAAATACAATTGACACACAATGTGGATCAGCTTTACAAATTGGAGATGGTAATACAGCTACCATTGGTTTAGGTAAAAGTGGAGACACTATTACTGTTCCATGTGGTGCAACGATTGTAAATAGTGGTACAGCAACAGGATTCGGAAGAACAGGGACAGTTGATTGGGATACGACTCCTAAAACTGGTACTGTAACAGCAGCAACTGGAAAAGGTTATTTTGTTGATACCACATCAGGTGGTATAACCGTTAATTTACCAGCAGGAGCTGCTGGATCAATAGTTGCAGTTTCAGACTATGCTTCAACATCAGCTTCAAACAATATTACAGTTGCTCCCAATGGTTCAGAAAAAATTAATGCAGTTAATGACGATTATACAATTAGTACAGCAGGATTAGCTGTAACTTTAGTTTATGTAGATTCAACAAGAGGTTGGAAATCTGTCACAGGTTCAGATGCAGATGCGACAGGTGTAGTTCCAACTTTTATAACAGCAACAGGTGGTAATCAACCAACTGCAGGTGGTTGTATCGTTGATACTGATTACAAATTTCACAAATTCACAGGGCCTGGAACATTTTGTGTTTCACAGATTGCTACTTGTACTGCTAATAATTTAGTATCCTATATGGTAGTTGCTGGTGGAGGAGGCGGAGGCCATGGTGCTGGAGGCGGCGGTGGCGCTGGTGGTTATAGAGAATTAAAAAGCCCAAGTACCCCTTATACAGCAAGTCCATTAGATGGTTATCCCAATGCACCAAATAGAATTACAGTTACAGCAACAGGTTTTCCAATTACAGTAGGTGGAGGTGGAGCAGGTGCTCCTAATAATTCCGTAAAAGGTACTAGTGGAGTTAATTCAACTTTTTCATGTATAACATCAACAGGTGGAGGGGGCGGAGGAAGTTGTGTTAGTGCTCCCGTTTGGCCTGGTGCTGCTGGAGGTTCAGGTGGAGGAGGCAGAGCAAATCAGAACGTTTGTGGAGGAGCAGGTAATACTCCCCCAACAACTCCTGCACAAGGATTTGCAGGTGGATCATCTGGAACATCCCCTTATTCAGGGTGTGGCGCAGGTGGAGGTGGAGGAGCAACAACTGTAGGAGGAGACGCTCCAAATCCTGTTCCTGGTCAGGGTGGTGGTGGCGGTACTGGTGCAGCGACTTGTATATCAGGAACTCCAACAACTTATTCTGGTGGAGGTGGTGGCCCTGCTAATAATCCAGGAACAGGAGGACCTGGTGGTGCTGGAGGTGGAGGAAACGGTGCACCTTATCCTGGAGGACCTTCAACAGCAGGAACAGTTAACACAGGCGGTGGTGGCGGAGGAGGTCTCCCAACTGCTGGGAATGCTGGTGGATCAGGAATAGTAATTATAAGATATAAATTTCAATAGGATATGGTAATATAAAATTATGGCTTCAACAATTAAAGTAGACAACGTACAAAATACACCGGGCACTAACATAGTTAATAAGTGTGGAACAGATGTTACCCTAGGAGCTTCTGGTGATACAGTAGCTTTAGCATGTGGTGCATCACAAACAGGTTTCGGTGCAACAGGAGCAGTAAATTGGGACACAGCAAGTATTAAAACAGCAGGATTTTCAGCAGTATCAGGTAATGGATATTTTTGTAATACCAATGGTGGAATATTCACGGTAAGTTTACCAGCAGGAAGTGCAGGAGATATTGTTGCAATAGCAGATTATACACGAACTTTTAATACAAACAATTTAACCGTCAGTCCAGACGGATCAGAAAAAATAGGTGGAGTTGCTGCCGATGCAACATTAGATGTTGATGGTCAATCAGCAACTTTTGTTTATGTTGATTCAACAGAGGGTTGGATCAATGTTCAAGAAACCCAAACTTCAGTAGCAGGTGTTGGGCCTTTTGTAGAGGCAACTGGGGGAACTCCTTGCGCAGGAGCTATTTCTGGAGATTACAAAATTCATACTTTTACAGGGCCAGGAACTTTTTGTGTTTCCAATGCAGGAAGTCCACCAGGTTCAACGACCGTAGATTATATGGTCGTTGCTGGAGGTGGAGGCGGAGGATCTAATTATGGAGGTGGAGGCGGTGCAGGAGGATATAGAGAATCCGTACCAAGTCCTGCTGCATGGACAGCAAGTCCTATAGCCAATCCAGGAAATGCAAGACCAGTTTCAGTTCAAGGTTATTCAATTACGGTAGGTGCAGCTGGTACAGCTTCATGTGGTGCACAGGATACAGGAGGCTCTGGTGGTGTCTCATCTTTTTCAGATATACCATCAGCTGGTGGCGGTGGTGGCGCAGCTGAAGGTTCAGCAGCTCTTGCTGGAGGTTCAGGTGGTGGCGGTTCTTATAATAGATGTGGAGGTGCTGGAAATACACCTCCAGTTAGTCCAGCTCAAGGATTTGCTGGAGGAAATAGTAGTCCAGCTTGTGGAGGCAGCGGTGGTGGAGGTGCTTCAGAAGTTGGTGAAGTTGGAATAGCTTCTCCTATGACTGGAGGAGCAGGTGGTGATGGAGTGACAACATGTATTAGTGCAACCCCAACCGCGAGAGGTGGCGGCGGAGGTGGCGGCGGAGGTGGTCCACCCGCACCTTATGTTCCTGGTGCAGGGGGCGCTGGCGGTGGAGGAGCAGGTGCTGCTGAATGTACTGGTGCTGGAGTTTCTGGAACAGTTAACACTGGTGGCGGTGGTGGAGGTGGTAATAACCCACAAAAAACTGGCGGAGCAGGTGGAAGCGGTCTAGTAATATTAAGGTACAAATTTCAATAATGAGTGAAGTCAAAGTAAATAAAATTAGTCCAAGAACAGCATGTGGAACTGTTACATTAGGAGATAGTGGAGATACATTCACAGTCCCTAGTGGTGTAACAATTTCAAATTCTGGGACAGCAACAGGATTCGGAAGAACAGGGACCGTTGATTGGGTTACAACCCCAAAGGTTACAGGAGATTCCCCAATTACAGCAGTTACAGGAGAAGGATATTTTTTAAATACAACAGCAGGAACAATTACAATTAATTTACCAGCCGGAGCAGCAGGTTCAATTGTTTCTATGGCTGATTATGCAGCCACATGGCAAACAAACAAGGTTACAGTTGCGGCTAATGGTTCTGAAAAAATCGGTGGAGACACTAATGATGCACTTTTATCAACCGAAGGACAATCCGTAACTTTTGTTTATGTAGATTCAACACAAGGTTGGGTGAATACAATGGATTCAACTTCTAATGTTAGAGGTGCTCCACCTTTTATAAAAGCTACTGGTGGAACTCCTTGTTCAGGAGCTATTTGTGGAGATTGCAAAGTTCATACTTTTACAGGACCAGGAACTTTTACTGTATGTAGAATAGCAACTTGTTGTGCTGCAGTTAATAATTTAGTTTCTTATATGGTAGTCGCAGGTGGAGGTGCTGGTGGAAATTCTAAAAATGCAACTAATGGTTATGCAGGAGGTGGTGGAGCTGGTGGTTATAGAGAACTTGTAAGTCCAGGTTCACCATATACTGGTTCACCAACAGAAGGATATCCATCTGCACCAAATAGAATTACAGTTACAGCAACAGGTTATCCAATTACAGTGGGTGCTGGTGGAACAGACCCCGGCGTGGCGTGCGCTACTGGAGGTGTTGGAGCAAATTCAGTTTTTTCATGTATAACTTCTGCAGGAGGAGGTGGTGGGCAATCCGAAGGTGGAACTACTTCAGGTGGTTCAGGCGGTGGAGGAGACGACTGTGGCTCACCAGGCGCTGGAAACACACCCCCAACAACTCCAGCACAAGGAACTAATGGTGGTGCGGAAAACCCAGGTAATTCATCAGGCGGTGGTGGTGGAGCCACAGTTGTAGGTTCTAATGGTGCTCCAGGAGGTCCAGCTGGTCCAGGTGGTGCAGGGGCAACTTCTTCTATAACAGGAAGCCCAGTTGTCAGAGCAGGTGGTGGTGGAGGCGGTGGAAACTGCGGAGAAACTGGAGGCGGAACTGGTGGACCTGGCGGTGGTGGTGCTGGAGGTAATTTCCCAGCTGGTCCAGGAACAGCAGGAACTGTAAATACTGGTGGTGGTGGCGGTGCTTCAAGTTCAGCATGCGGTAGTCCTGTAACTGCGGGATCAGGTGGATCAGGTACAGTAATTATAAGGTATAAATTTCAATAATTAATGTATTTACTCAAATTAAAAATTAATATATAAGGAAAACATTATGGCACACTTTGCAAAACTAGGATCAAACTCAAAAATTATTTCAGTATTGACTTTAGATAATAAAGACATGCTGAACGCTGACGGTGTTGAAGATGAATCCGTAGGACAACAATATTTAGAACGACACAATAATTGGCCTGCTCAAATGTGGATTCAAACCTCTTACAATACATATGGTGGAAAACACAAATCAGGTGATGACTCTAAAGCATTAAGAGGCAACTATGCGGGGATAGGGTGTATTTGGGATGAAGATAATAATTTATTCTATGGTAAAAAACCTTATGCATCGTGGGTTTTAAATACCACAACAGCGAGTTGGCATTCACCAATTGGTGATGCTCCTGATCTAACCGACGCAGAAAAAGCAGCTGGTACTCATTATACGTGGAATGAAGCGGGTCAATCTTGGGATAAAACAACTCCCTAATTGATCTAGATCAAATCTTTTAAATCAGTTTGACATTTTAATTCTCCTCTTTTATAAAGGATGGAAATGCAAAAGAAAGTATTATCAGAAATAGGATTATATTACGGTGATGTGGCGATGCCAAAAGGTTTTGAAATAGACCGAGACAAACTTCAATCAGACATTTTAAAATCACAAATCAATAATAAAGAATTTCCTTATTCAAGGGAATGGGATAAACTTAATACCTATTTAAGAGAACATATTAATGTGGAATATGGATTTTCTTTAATTAATAAAAAAATGTGGGGAGAGGTTTATAAACCACAAGAAATTTCTGTTCCTTTACTCAACATAGACCCCGTCGATTTAAGAAATGCTCCTGATTACACATTATTATATGGAGTGAAAGTTAAAGAGTGTAGCGTTAGAATTCACTATGATGATAATAGAAGAGCAGGAAGATCATGGGATATACCTTTAACTAATAATCAATTTATTATGTTCCCCTCTACGCAAATGTATTATATCACTAACAATCAAAAGGATTCTCTTAACTTTATTTTAACGATTACTCATGAATTTATCTAATTATTTTTGGTATTTTAAATCTGCACTCACACCTCGATTCTGTGATGAAGTGATTAAATATGCGTTATCTAAAAAAGAAACGATGGCCATTACAGGAGGTTATGGCAGAGGAAGAAATTTAGATAAACAACCTTTAAACAAAGACGAAGTAAACGACTTAAAAAGAAAAAGAAATTCTGATCTCGTTTGGTTGAATGATACCTGGATTTATAAAGAACTACATCCCTTTGTTCATGAAGCCAACAGAAGAG